GAAAATTGTGAGATAATTGATAGTGGTGGATATCAAAATATAGAACTTTGGGTAGATTATATATTTTTAGATACAGATGAAAGAAGAAGATTTACAGATATATCACATGAATATCTAATAGAACAATTACAAGTTAATAAAATATCTCATAGTAATCAAACATTAAATTTTAATCATCCTGTTAAAGAGATAATATGGGTAGGTGATTCTACTGAAAATAATCCAACAAAATTTTCTGACCCTAAAGGAAGTTTTTGGAATATTGTTTTAAATGGACAAGATAGATTTGAAAAAAGACCTTTAAAATATTTTACTAGAACACAAATATGGCAACATCATACAGGATATGGTGGAATAGGTGACAATATAGATAAAATTGCTGTTTATTCATTTGCATTAGAACCAGAATTACATCAACCATCTGGAACTTGTAATTTTTCAAGAATAGATAATGCAGAATTAAAATCATATACAAGTGATGGTAATAATGACCCTTGTGCTGATTGTACTGTTTATGCAATAAATTATAATGTTCTTAGAATTATGTCAGGAATGGGAGGATTAGCATATTCAAATTAATTTTAGAATTAGTTTTAGAATTAGTTTTAGAATTAGTTAAAAATAAATTTTAGAATTAGTTAAAAATAAATTTTAGAATCAAATTTAGGATTAATTATAAATAAATTTTTTTCTTATTATATATTATAAAAAAATATGGGAGGAGGATTAATGCAATTAGTTGCTTACGGAGCTCAGGATATCTATCTTACTGGAAATCCACAAATTACTTTCTTCAAAGTCGTCTACCGCAGACACACTAACTTCGCTATGGAATCTATTAAACAATCTGCAACTGGTACTGCCAAGGTTGGATCAAGTAGTAATGAAGCTACATTCACTATTTCTAGAACTGGTGATTTAGTTCATAGAATGTATGCAGTCATAAGTGCTGCTAGTACTAATGATGAAACAAATCCAGGTGCTGCACTTCTTCAAGAAGTATCTGTTGAAATTGGTGGGCAACAAATTGATAAACATTATGCACAATGGTTAGAAATTTGGGCTGAACTTACTGAACCAAATCCAACTGGTGCAGAAGATACCACACTTTTTCAGAGGATGTCTTGTATGGGTGGGGTTAATGTAGATTCAACTGTTGTACAAGCTGGTGATGAAGTTGCTGTTCCTTTACAATTCTGGTTTAATCGTAATCCAGGTCTTGCCTTACCTTTAATTGCTCTTCAATACCATGAAGTTAAAGTTGTAATGAAAATCGGTGATACAACCGCAGTGGGTACTATAGCTGCCACTGCTGGGACTACAGAAGTCCAATTATGGGCAGATTATATCTACCTTGATACTGATGAACGCCGTAGATTCGCCCAAGTATCTCATGAATATCTTATTGAACAATTACAACATAATAGTTTATCAGCTACTAATACAACTTTAACATTCAATCACCCAGTTAAAGAATTAGTATGGTGTCAAGGCACCAAATATGATGTATCCGGTGATGAACTAGGCCCAGGCAAAAATTACCAACTTAAATTAAATGGTCAAGACCGTTTTGCTGCTAGAACAAGAAATTACTTTACACGCGCTCAAGTGTGGCAACATCACACTGGTTATGGCGGTGTGACAACTCCTGATTCTATTGCTGTATATTCATTTGCCCTTAAACCAGAAGAACATCAACCCTCTGGAACTTGCAATTTCTCCAGAATTGATAATGCACAATTAATTACAGCAGGTACTGGTATTGATCAAACAGGTTCAGTATATGCTGTCAACTATAATGTTCTTAGAATTATGTCTGGTATGGGTGGTCTCGCTTACTCCAACTAAGCAAGAATTACATAATCTCGCTTACTCCAACTAAGCAAGAATTACATAATCTTGCTTACTTCTATTAAGAAATAATTATATAATTTAGTGTATTTAAATTAGATTTTATAATATAAAATATCCTAATTTCATAAAATATTTTTTAGATTATTTATAATTATTATAATAATTATAATAAATATTAGAGTTATTTTAAATTTTTTTTTTTCTTACTATATATTATAAAAAAATATGGGAGGAGGATTAATGCAATTAGTTGCTTACGGAGCTCAGGATATCTATCTTACTGGAAATCCACAAATTACTTTCTTCAAAGTTGTCTACCGCAGACATACTAACTTCGCAATGGAATCTATTAAACAATCTGCAACTGGTACTGCCACGGTTGCTAGTTCTGGTACTACTAATGCTGCCACATTCACTATTTCTAGAACTGGTGATTTAGTTCACAGAATGTATGCTACAGTAACTGCAGCTGCTACAAGTGGCGTAAAAAATGCAGGTGCTGCACTTCTTCAAGAAGTATCTGTTGAAATTGGAGGTCAACAAATTGATAAACATTATGCTCAATGGTTAGAAATTTGGGCTGAACTTACTGAACCAAATCCAACTGGTTTATCTGATGGGTCAACCAAATTTCAACGTATGAGTCTTATGGGAGGAACTGGTACAACTCCCGAAGCAGTAGATTATCATGTTCCTTTACAATTCTGGTTTTGTAGAAATCCAGGTCTTGCCTTACCTTTAATTGCTCTTCAATATCATGAAGTTAAAGTTGTTATGAAAATTGGAGGGGTAGATAAAACTGGTAGTGGTCTTACAGCAGGTAATGAAGTCCAATTATGGGCAGATTACATCTACCTTGATACTGATGAACGTCGTAGATTCGCTCAAGTATCTCATGAATATCTTATTGAACAATTACAACAAAATAGTATGTCAGAAAATAACAAAACAACAAATTTAACATTCAATCATCCAGTTAAGGAACTAGTATGGTGTGCAGGCAATACTTCTGTTGTTACACCTGCAATACTAACTGATGATGAAACTGATAAATGGCAACTTAAATTAAATGGTCAAGACCGTTTTGCTGCTAGATCACGAAATTACTTTACACGCGCACAAGTGTGGCAAAATCACACTGGTCATGGAGGTGTAACAACTCCTGATTCTATTGCTGTATATTCATTTGCTCTTAAACCCGAAGAACATCAACCCTCTGGAACTTGCAATTTCTCAAGAATTGATAATGCGCAATTAGTATGTACTGGTACACCTAAAGATGGTACTGTCTATGCTGTCAACTACAATGTTCTTAGAATTATGTCTGGAATGGGTGGTCTTGCTTACTCCAACTAAGCAAGAATTTCATAATCTTGCTTACTCTAACTAACCAAGAATTTCATAATCTTGCTTACTCTAACTAACCAAGAATTTCATAATCTTATTTGATACTTATTATCATTTTATAATGAAAAAAAATAAATTTTAAATAATGAAATATTTATAGAATATTAATTTTTATTTTAAAGTTATAATAATAATTTTAAAATTATGATATAGTTATAGAGAATATTAATTTATATTTTAGAATTATTATAATAATAATTTTTAAAGTTATTTTTGTAAATTTTTTTTCTTACTATATATTATAAAAAAATATGGGAGGAGGATTAATGCAATTAGTTGCTTACGGAGCTCAGGATATCTATCTTACTGGAAATCCACAAATTACTTTCTTCAAAGTTGTCTACCGCAGACACACTAACTTCGCAATGGAATCAATTGAGCAATCACCAACTGGTACACAAGACTATGACCAAACTGCCACTTATACTATTTCTAGAACTGGTGATCTTGTTGGTAGAATGTATGTAGAACACGCAGTGGAATCTAGTATAGATGATATTAGTGGTGTGTGTTCAGCATATGGTAATTCATTATTAAAAGAAGTAACCGTTGAAATTGGTGGTCAACAAATTGACAAACATTATGGTCACTGGTTAGAAACATGGGCTGAACTTACTGAACATAACCCAACTGGTGCAGTTGGTTCACTTAATACTTCAGGTGTTAGAAGCGGAACATTATATCAAAAAATGTCAGGTAATACAGCAGGACTCGCAGATGCTTCAGGTGCATTCCAAGAAAAAATGTTTATTCCTTTACAATTCTGGTTTAATCGTAATCCAGGTCTTGCTTTACCATTAATTGCACTTCAATACCATGAAGTTAAAGTGGTAATTACTTTTGAAAAATTATCAAAATTAGTAGATGCCAAAGCACCAGGAAATCTTACTAAAAATTTTTCTTTATGGGCAGATTATATATATCTTGATACTGATGAACGCCGAAGATTTGCCCAAGTATCTCATGAATATCTTATTGAACAATTACAAAAAAATAATGCTACAACAAATTCAAGTGGTAATGTAACAGCAAATCTTACATTTAATCACCCAGTCAAAGAACTTGTAGTTGTTCCAGATGCATCAGGTGTGGACATATCTTCTGATAGTATAAGAGGTCCTGCAGTTGCGGCATATCCCTGGCATAATACTGGAGAAATGCAACTTAAATTAAATGGTCAAGACCGTTTTGCTGCTAGAAAAATGTTCTATTTCACTCGTGCTCAAGTGTGGCAACATCACACTGGTTATGGTGGAACACAAGAAAAAGATTCTATTGCTGTATATTCATTTGCTCTTAAACCAGAAGAGCATCAACCATCAGGAACCTGTAATTTCTCAAGGATTGATAATGCTCAACTTGTATTAACAAATAGTGCTTTAGACAACGTAGATCATGGTATAACTATCTATGCTGTTAACTACAATGTACTCCGTATTATGTCTGGTATGGGTGGTCTTGCTTACTCCAACTAAGCAAGAATTACATAATCTCGCTTACTCCAACTAAGCAAAAATTACATAATCTCGTTTATTCCAATAAGAAAGTTTTAATATCCAAAATATTAAAATCAAAAAAAATTAAAATTTATTTTTATATTCACTATAAAATTTTTATAGTACTTTTTTCCATACATTTAATTTATGTTTACCACTTCCAACTTCAATAGGTTTTACTAATTTAAATTCATTTGAATTATGTAAATAATATCTAATTTTTTTCTTTGAAATTTCCATAGAATTTTTATTATTAACTCTATAAACAATACTTCTTAAAGATAATGGTTGGGAGAAATCTAAATCATTTAATTTACTTTGAATAGACACCATTTTATTAATATTAGTAAAAAATCTTTATATATATATTATAAAATGAATATTAATAAAGCATTAGTAGAATTTATTGGAACATTTATATTTTTATCAGTTATATTAACAACTGGAGAAGCAATCCCAATTGGACTAGCATTAGCAACAGTTATTTACTTTGGTGGTAAAACAAGTGGTGGTCATTTTAATCCTGCAGTATCAACTATGTTTTTATTAAAAGGAACAATTAATAATACTCAATATTTAGGTTATGTCCTAGCACAATTACTAGGAGGTATTACAGCATTACATTTTAATAACACTATATTAACATAAATATATTATAAAAATTACAACAGCATAAATTATATAAAATTAATTTTAATATAATATTTAAGATGAAAATATTATTTATTGCAACACATCCATTTACAAAAACTGGTTATAGTAAAATAGCATATATTTTAAGTAATACTTTATCAAATTATAAACCTAATACTGAAATTAGTTATTTAGCATTAGATTTATACGATGAAGAATTATTAAATGAAAGAAAAATGAATACAAATATCAAAATAATACCTAGATATGAATCAATACATACAGGTAAAGTTTATAATGATATTAATAATATAGTTATGTATGAAAAACCAGATGTTATATTTTTATATAATGATTTAATAGTTTGTTGTAATATTTTTAATAAATTATTGGAAATAAATAAAACTTTATATAAGTTTAAAGTTATTACATATTTAGATTTAGTATATCCTTATCAAAAATATTTATTTATAAATCATATAAATAATAATAGCAATAAAATATTAGTATTTTCAGATTACTGGAAAAATAATTTAATTGATATGAAAATTAATGAAAATAAAATAGAAGTATTGGAGCATCCTATTTATAATAAATTATTCAAAGTATTAAATTCAAGAGAATTATTAAATCTAGATGAAGAAGATTTTATAATATTAAATTTAAATAGAAATACATATAGAAAATGTTGGGATATAACAATTAAATCATTTTTAATTTTTTTAAAAAATAATAATTTTAATAAAAATATTAAATTATATATTAAATGTGAATTAGAAAATAATTCAGGTTATAATATTTTAGAAATGATAAAAACATATACAATTATGATGAATATAAGTAATTATTATGAAAAAATTATAAATTTTCATATTTTAACTATAAACAATAAAACAGATATATCAGATAAAAT